ATCCAGAAACAACAGCTGCTGTGTTTATATTTGGAGCAAAAGATGCAGGCAGGCTTACAAGCGGTAAGTTTTTTAGCGAATGGAAAGGTAAGGCAGAAATAGGATATAGAGAAGGAGCTTATATACTAGTTGCACCACATATAAGTATGAAAGTACCAGGATATGGAGAGATGAGTGGTACTGCAATACGAAAAGCTTTAGGTGATACAGATATAGATAAGAAAGAAAAAACCAAAATATTCAAAGGTATATTTGGTAATACAAAAAATTACGATTTAATAACAAAGAAGCTAGAAAAGCTTAACGAATCAGTAGAAGAATTCTGTACACAATTCGATATACCAAAGTTTTTAAGTGAAAATTTACTTAGTGCAGGAGGTGATACGGTCGACGATGGCCCTAGAGGTTATTGGGGAAATCAAAAGTCTTGGAAGAAATTTGGAAAGAATTCTGCAGAATCTTTAGGTATGGAAGTATTAAACTATATATCAGGAGAAGAAGAATTTTTTGTACACGGTACTAAATTTCCAAAAGGACCTACAGGTGCAACGTCTTATTTTCCTGTAGGGATGCCTGGTGCAGCAAATTCAGGTACAAACCAGTTGGCAGATAAGAAAGGAAGAGTTGCATATGATCGTTGGGCTAAATGGTCAAAGTATATTGCAACAAGAATTGGATACGAATTTGTAAGCTATCTAGGTGCAGAAATATCTAAAACTAATAATAAAGACGAGCCAATGAAGCCGCTTAAACCCGGCAAGCTTTCAGAAGGTTTGATTTTAGAAGGTGGAGCTTACGGTCACATGTCTCATCCATTTGACGATAGAGGTTTAACGTTTGGAGACTTCAGACAGATAATAGACATCTCACTTCAGGGAAAGCTAGATCTTGAAACAGCTGCGACAGAAAAAACAGATGGACAAAATCTATTTATAACTTGGAACAAAAAACTTCTTGCCGCAAGGAACGCAGGTGATATTAAAAGAGGGGGTGTAGATTCGAACTCAATAGCTAAGAAGTTTTCAGGTAGAGGAAATATAGAAAAAGCATTTAACTATGCTATGAACGATCTTACAAAAGCAATAAAATCTTTAAACGATAAGCAGAGAAAGAAGATATTTGATGATGGAAATAATTGGATTAACATGGAGATAATGTACCCTGCATCATCAAACGTAATTAATTATGACGCACCTCATCTACAATTTCACAACGTACTTAAGTATAAAGATGGAATGCCAATTGGATCAGTTGCTGATGGAGCTAGAATACTTTCAGGTATGATAAGTCAAGTCAACCAGTCTGTTCAAAAGAACTTTACAATAATAGGCCCACAGTTCTTAAAAGTCAATCCTCATCAAGATTATTCTGCTAGAAAACCTTATTTCTTAGGAAAGCTTAACAAGCTTATGTCTAAGTTTAGAATGTCTGACTCAAGTACATTTGCTGAATATCATCAAGCTTGGTGGGGTGAATATGTAGATAAAAACTTTAAAGGCATAGATAACAAAATAAAAACAGGCCTTGTAACACGATGGGCTTTTTCTGATAAATCATTTAGATTAAACAAGAAAACAATATCAGATGAGAAGCTACTTGCAAAAGCAATAGAAGTAGACAAGCAAAAACATGCAGATCAAGTAAAGAAAAACATGCTTCCTTTTGAAAAACTATTTTTCGAACTAGGTGTTGAAGTGCTTAAAAACGCAGAAGGTTTCTTGGCAGCTAATCCAGATAAGGCTGTTCAAAATATAAGAAAGCAGATAAAGCAGGCTATATCAGTGGTAAAAAAAGGTGGTGACATTAAAAAAATAAATAGACTAAAACAGCAATTAAATAAATTAAATTCAATAGGTGGCATGGATTCTATAGTACCAAGTGAAGGTTTAGTATTTGTATACAAAGGAAAGACATACAAATTAACTGGAGCCTTTGCACCTGTAAACCAAATCACAGGTATGATGTACTTCTAAAGGTTATAATATGAAACAGTTTTCAAAAGAAAAAATACAGAGAATGAGAAATTTAGCAACAGGCAACTACGGCGATAAAACAAAAGCGAGTAGTGGCTATAAATCGTATTCTAGAAAAAAGTTAGAAGGAGAAATTTGGGAAGAATCTGGCAAAACTTGGACTGTAAAAAATGGCATAAAACAGAATTATACAAAGTTAGGTGCTGCAAGGAAAGAATTAAAAATACCTTTATCATGCCCTAAATGTAAACGTTCTATGAAGAACGCTTCACATAAAAAAATATATAGATTATATAGTCATTGTTTGAATTGCCAGAATGAATATGAATTCGATCTTCATGTAAAAGGTAAATATAAAGAATGGATGGAATCAGAAGTGAGAAAAAACTTTGATTCTTGGACAATAAACCAAGAGCAAAGATTTGAAAAATGGTTTTCAACTATAGATTCAGAAAATCTAATTACCGAAGGCGGTAAGGTTGAAAGCTGGTCAAAGCTTAATTCAGAAACAAAAGAAGTAATAAGGACTAGATTCAAAGATTGGATAGAGTCAGAAAAAGAACTTACAGAAAAGTTATTAAAAGGAGAAGAATAATGAGCATATTAACTAAAATATTTTCAGCAGGAGCTGGAGAATTAGTAAAAAGTGTAGGAGGTGTTATAGACAACCTTCACACATCTAAAGAAGAAAAACTTGCAGCAGAACAAAAGATACAAGAGTTAGTTGCTAAATATGAAACAGATATGGAAGCAAATATTAGTGACCGTTGGAAAGCAGATATGAATTCTGACTCATGGTTATCTAAAAATGTACGACCTCTTGTACTTATATTCTTAGTAGTATGCACTGTACTTATGATATTTATTGACGCTGGCTCTATAAATTTTGTTGTAGAACCTAAGTGGACAGACTTACTGCAGTTAGTTTTAATAACAGTTATTGGCGCATATTTCGGGGGAAGAAGCCTTGAAAAGCGTACAAAAAAATAACGTAACTTTTATATACATATATATTTATATATAGGTTATGACAAATAAAACAATCAAACAAGCTTTAGTGGATGAGTACTTAAAGTGCTCTAAAGATCCTGTATACTTTATGAAAAAGTATTGCTTTATCCAACACCCTCAGCGAGGTAAAATAAAGTTCGATTTATTCGAGTTTCAGGAAGAATCACTTAAAGATTTTAACGAAAACAGATTTAATATAATACTTAAATCACGTCAGATGGGTATATCTACTTTAACTGCTGGATATTCTGTATGGAACATGATATTTAGAGAAGACTTTAATGTATTGGTTATTGCAATAAAACAAGACACTGCAAAGAATCTTATTACAAAAGTTAGAGTTATGCATGAATATCTTCCTTCATGGCTTAAGGTAGGGTCAGAAGAAGACAACAGACTTTCTCTAAGATTTAAAAATGGCTCACAGATAAAAGCTGTATCATCAGCACCTGATGCTGCTCGTTCTGAAGCACTTTCTCTTCTTGTAATTGATGAAGCTGCATTTATAGACAAGGTAGAAGAAATATGGACATCAGCTCAGCAAACTCTTGCAACAGGTGGATCTGCAATACTTCTTTCAACGCCTAACGGTACAGGTAATTTATTTCATAAGATATGGACTCAAGCTGAAAGAAGAGAAGGACAGTTTAATCCTATCAAACTTCACTGGACAGCACACCCTGATAGAGATCAGAAGTGGAGAGATCTTCAAGACGAATTGCTGGGACCTAAAATGGCTGCTCAAGAATGTGACTGTGACTTTGTAACTTCGGGTAACTCAGTTATATCAGGTGAGTTATTAGAATGGTATACTGACAACATGGTATGTGATCCTATTGAGAAAAGAGGTATCGAAGAAGAACTTTGGATATGGGATTACGCAGATTATACAAAAGCATATATGGTAGTTGCCGATGTAGCCCGAGGAGACGGTAGTGATTATTCGTCTTTTCATGTAATAGATATAGAAAAAATGGAGCAGGTTGCAGAGTATAAAAACCAGATAGGTACAAAAGAATTTGGAAATTTACTTGTTAACATAGCTACAGAATACAACGAAGCTTTGCTAGTTGTAGAAAATGCAAACATAGGTTGGGCTGCGCTACAACCTGCTATTGATAGAGGCTATAGAAACCTTTATTATACATACAAACATGAAGGAGTTCATGACGCAGCAACACAATTAACAAAAGGTTATGACCTAAAAAATAGGGAAAACATGACCCCAGGTTTTACGACTTCAACTCGTACAAGACCTCTTTTGATATCGAAGCTAGATATTTATTTTAGGGAGAAAGCGTGCACGATCAAATCCAAAAGACTGATAGATGAACTGTTTGTTTTTATATGGAATGGCCACAGAGCAGAAGCTCAACGAGGCTATAATGATGATCTTACAATGGCATTCTCTATTGCACTGTTCGTTAGAGATAATGCAATCCGTCTACATACAGAAGGGTTGAATATCAACAAAAGTGCTATAAATAATATAGTTAACACCAAAGGTGCTTATACAGGAAATAGTTTTTCTGGACAAGACCCTTGGAAACAAAAGATCGGTAATAATGGCGACGATGAAGATTTGACCTGGTTACTATAAAGGAGTAAAAACGAATGGCTGATAAAACATTTTTTGGAAGATTAAAAACATTATTCTCAACAGGTACAGTTGTTAGAAGAACTGACAATGGACTTAAGGTTGCTGACTTAAGTAAAGTACAGGCAAACACAAAGTTAGCAACAAACAGACTCGTCGATAGATACAACAGAATATACCAGACCGAAGGTCATGGGTATAACCAGCAAGCAAACTTTCACACACTTAGAATGCAACTATATTCAGACTACGAGATTATGGATGAAGACTCTATAATTTCTTCTGCTTTGGACATATACTCTGATGAATCTACTCTTAAAAACGAGTTTGGAAACGTATTGGATATAAAGACAGACGATGAGAAAGTTAAAAAAGTATTAAACAATTTATTTTACGATGTACTTAACATCGAATTTAATGCATGGCCATGGGTAAGAAACATGTGCAAGTATGGAGACTTTTATCTAAAATTAGATATTACAGAAAAGGTAGGTATAACGAATGCAATACCTATGTCTTCATACGAGATGTTTAGAGAAGAAGGGACAGACCCTTCAAATCCTGACACTGTTATATTTACTCATGATCCTTCTATGGGAGGTCAAACATCTGCAAAGCAGTCCAACACTAATAAGTATGAAAATTATGAGATAGCTCACTTTAGAATGCTGAATGATATGAATTTCTTACCTTATGGTAAAGCTATGATTGAACCAGCAAGAAAGACTTGGAAGCAGCTTACTCTTATGGAAGATGCTATGTTGATACATAGAATCATGAGAGCACCAGAAAAAAGAATATACAAGATAGATATAGGTAATATACCTCCAGCTGAAGTAGATACATACATGCAGCGAGTTGTTAACCAAATGAAGAAGACACCTTATATAGACGAAAAGACAGGACAGTACAATCTTAAGTTTAATATGTCTAATATGCTTGAAGATGTATACCTTCCTGTAAGAGGTGGTCAATCTGGAACAGAGATAGATACACTATCGGGTATGGAAAACAACAGCATCGATGATGTCGATTATTTAAAAGCTAGAATGTTTGCTGCACTTAAGGTGCCGAAGGCGTTTTTAGGATACGAGGAAGGCGTAGAAGGTAAAGCAACTTTAGCCGCTCAAGACGTAAGGTTTGCAAGAACAATCGAAAGAATACAAAGAATATTTATTTCTGAATTAACAAAAATTGCAATGGTACATTTATACTCACAAGGATTTACAGACGAAGAACTAGTAGACTTTGAACTTACTCTTACAAACCCATCGTCAATAGCAGAGCAGGAAAAACTTGAATTATGGTCTAGCAAATTAGATTTAGCGTCTACCATAAAAGATGGACAGATGGTATCAGAAGATTGGATATACAAAAATGTATTCAATATGAACGAAGAAGAAATTGAAGAAAATAGAGCTGGTGTTGTTAGAGATGTTAAGCAGAAATTTAGAAAATCTCAAATCGAAATGGAAGGTAACGATCCACAAGATACAGGTGAAGCACTTGGTACTCCACATACATTGGCAACAATAGATCCCGAAAACACAGATGGTAATGATTCAACTTTATTTAGAGATACTCCAAACGAACCAGGTCAAGGTAGACCTGAAGAATCTACAAAATATGGTAGTCAGGATTCTGCAAGAGGTAGAGATGCTATTGGTAAAGAAGAAAGAAAGCGAGACACAAAACTTAGTAACAATAAGTCACAGCGAAGGTTTGAATCAAGGAAAATAAGTCAATTGTTTAGTAAGAAAAAGCAATATAAATCTGATCTTTTAAATGAAAGCAACATATTGAAAGAGGATATATAAATTAGTTTATGTATATTTATATATAATATATAAAGATATATGCGGGAAAGAAAATAAATGAAAGCGAAACATTCAAAATATAAAAATACTGGAATACTATTCGAGTTACTAGTAAGACAGATAACTAGCGATACAATTAACGGAGTTGATAAATCACCTGCCATTGGTATCATACGTGAGTTTTTTAAGAAAAACACAACACTTAAGACTGAGCTAGGATTATATCAGACTCTTTTAAAAGAAAAATTTAATACTGAAAAGAAAGCTGAAAGCTTTATATCAGCTGTATTGAAAGAAAGAAAAAAGCTTTCAGGAGTTGAGTTGAGAAAGCAGAAATATAATCTTATTAAAGAAGTTAAAAAGAATTATAATATAGAAGAATTCTTTAAAGCTAAGGTTGAAAACTATTCTTCAAACGCATCTATATTTTGTTTATTTGAAGAAAAAACAAACCCATCACAGTCTGTTAGATTCAAATACAATCTTATCGAAACTATTACAAGTAAAAAAACTAAGATGTCTAGAGTAGATGAAACATATGAAATATATTCTAAGCAAGACAAAGATATACGAATACTTTCATACAAAATAATGCTGGAAAAATTCAATGACAAATACGGAAAGCTTAGTGCTGGCCAGAAAACTTTGTTAAGAGAATATATAAACAATATATCAAATACCGAAAAGCTAAAACAACACCTACACACAGAGATAGATAAAACAACGTCGGCAGTGAAGAAGCTTAATAAAAAAGTTAAAGACAGTATTGTTTCAATAAAGTTAAATGAAGTTGTAACGCAGCTAAAGCTTATAAAGAATGAAAGAAAAATACAGGACAAGCACATGCTTTCTGTAATGCGAGCTTATGATTTGATTAAGGAGATAAACAATGTCGTTAAATAAAAAACTCGATAAAATGTTTGAAGAACAACAGAAATTAAATGAAGCAAAAGCCAAGAAAGGTGACATCATTAAAATGGATGACGGAGAATACGGCGTAGTAAACAAAGTCTCAGGCAGAGTAGCTTATATAAAACTTAAGTCAAATCCTGGAAACTTCCATCCAATAGAAGCAGATAGAATTACATACAAAGGTAAACATAAAGGCAGAGATCTGTATTCTGAAAATGAAGAAATAGATGAAGCAAACGTAACTGGTGGCGGTGAAGCTTATGATACACCATACGCATTTGGAAAGAAGAAGAAAAAAGATGCAACTGTAGGGTTGATGGGATATACTCAAGTAAAAGAATCTACATTCATGAAAATGGCTAAGCTTACTTTGGTAAATGAAGTTAATTATAATGAATATAAAAAAGACGAAACATCATCATCTAAGCAGAAAGTTAACAGAGCTATAAAGGAAGTTAATAGCAAGCTGTTTAAAATCGAAAGAATAATAAACCAAAATATAAAACTTAAGACAGAAGCTGGAATAGACGAAAATAAATATTGGAAATCTACCAGAGAAAATCTTTCAAAGATATCTGAAAAAATGGAAAGACTGTCAAATAAACTGAGGAGATTCTAATGTCAAAGGAAGTACTAATAGATTATACATCGTTTGAAATATCACCACAGATGATCAGAGAGTCAGAAGAACAAAACAACGGCCGGGTAATAGTAAGTGGCGTACTTCAAAGAGCTGGCGCTAAAAATCAAAACGGAAGAATATATCCTAAAGAAACTTTGATGCGTGAAGCTGCTAAATATGCTAACGAACAAATTGCAGAGAATAGAGCACTTGGCGAATTAGATCACCCTGAATCTTCAGTAGTAAACTTACAAAACGTATCTCACAATATAAAAAAGATATGGTGGAAAGGTGATGACTTGTTAGGAAAAGTTGAAGTTCTAGGTACACCATCAGGTAACATACTTAAAGAATTGTTGAAAGCTGGTGTAAAGCTAGGTATATCATCAAGAGGTTTAGGATCTGTTAAGCAGCTTTCTGAAGACGGAACACTGGAAGTACAACCTGATTTTGAATTGGTATGTTGGGATTTTGTATCAAACCCATCTACACATGGAGCATTCATGGCACCTATTAAGGAATCAGTAAATGATATTTATAATGTAAATAAATACGATAAGGTAAATAATATAATAAACGAAATGCTTTGTGATTTAACTTGCAAATGCGCATTACCAACAAGGAGTAAATAAATGAGTAAATTCAACATCAGAGATTGGAGATCTAATAACTATCTAAATGAATCTTCAGAAAAAAGAATGTCCGAATCAGAAAAGACAGAAACTTTGGAGGCTGTTAAAAGATTTAATGAACTTGGCCAAAAGATATATAAAACAAACGAAATAACTGAATTGATAGAAAATATCAAGATGATGGCTGAAAATGCTAGCAAGATGGCTATAGAAGAAACTGCTGATTGGTTCGATGCCGTATCTGTAAAAAGAGATACAAAATCTATTTCTGATTCTGTAAAGGTATTCGAAGGAACATTCAAAGAGATATCTACATTACAACAAAGACTAGAGTCTGTATTTGAAGATATAGGTGGTAAGCTTGGTAAATACTACGAAATCAATGACCTTGAAGAAGCAATGGATGCTGTAGGTAAAGAAGACGGTGATATTGATAATGATGGCGACGAAGATGGAAGTGACAAGTACTTAGCTAAGAAAAGAGCTGCAGTATCTAAAGCTGTTAAAAACGAAGATTCTGACTATAAAGAAAAATTCAAAGATGCTATGGACGATGAAGGTATAGATTCTCCAGCAGAACTTGATGATGAAGATAAAAAAGCTTTTTTTAACAAAGTTGACAAAATGCATAAAAGTAAAGATGAAGGTATACATGAATCATATGTTGTAGTTGATCCTAGAGGTAACGCTAGACCTGTTGGCTCTAAAATGCAAGGTGCTCAATATAGTAAGAAGATGGGTGGACCTAAGAAAGGATATCATATAGTATTGGCAAAAAATGCTCTAAAAGCTAGAAGAGCTATTGAAAAGAATCGTGGTAATTCTACAGATTCTAATATACAAGATCTAATGTTTGATCTTATGTATGAAGGTAAAAAACCTTCTTTTCAAGGTAGAGTTAACGAAGCATTCGAAGGATTAAGCAATGTTATATCAGGTCATGGTATGGCAGTAAACTTTAATACTTCTAAGAAAGAAACAATAAAAGAAGGATTTGCTACTTGGAAAATGCAATTCGCTGCAATGACATTAGGCGGTGTAGAACTTGATCCAAAGAAGGTATATACAGTAAAAGCTAGATCAACTGTTGAAGCAATAAAGAAAGCATCTAAAATGGCTGGTATAAAAGGCGATAGCTGGATGGCAACACAAACTCACAAACTAACAAAAGTAGGGTAGACAATATGAAAAGCGAAGCAAAATTAAGAAAACTTGTAAGAGAAGAAATAATGAAATCTCTAATAACAGAAAAGTTTGAATCTAAAGCAATAACTGCACTATTCCAAACGATGGATAGAAATGACAAAAAGTTCTTTGATGTGACTGCCAAAGGTAGAGGATTTGCATGGTCTGATGTAGAAGATAAAAATGTAGGTACGAAAGCTAACCCTTCAAATGACTATATGAATATCTTTATATTAAACGACAGGAAAGTAAACCCATTCCAAAGACAATCAGAATATGGTCAGCTTGACAAAGGTATTATAGGAATTACTATAGGTAAAAAATCTATGTACTGGCCAAAGCAAAGATACTCATCTTCTGACCAAAAAATTGGTAATCAACAGAAATCAGTTGATAATTACAAAAGATATTCTGAAGTAGCTGACAGAGTAATATCAATAGCTTTATCAGATATACCATCAGCAAAAGAAAAGCAAGCTGCTAGAGCTGAAGCTCAAAAAGGTGCTGCGGCACTTATGAAAGCTAGAGACGTTGTTAACGCAAACATGGCTAGATATAAAAAAGCTTTAACTTTGAAAGTTGCAGCAACAGGGGCAGAAGGCATGGAAAAACTTATGGCTCAAGCTGCTAAGGTAGTTCAGCAAGTAATAGATAAAAATACTCAGATGCTTAAAAAAGGTAAATACCAAACATCATGGGATACATATAAAACTGTAACTGATAGATATGCTAGAATGGTTGAATCTTATATAAGATACAAACAAGAGTTTGCAGCTATGGAGAGAGAAAAGGCAGACGTTAAGTCTAAAGCTATAGATCCACATAAAGACCTTGATAATTGGAGACATGATTACGTTGCAACTTACATGAAAGAAGTGAAAGATTATTATACTGACATGTTACAAAAAGCTAAGATAGTTAATCAGGGCGAATACAGAGACATAGTTAAGGAATCTGTTTTATCTGAAAAAGGTAAAGGTATGTGGGCAAACATTCACGCAAAAAGAAAACGTGGTGAAGCTCCTGCTAAAAAAGGCGATCCTGATAGACCTGATGCTAAATCTTGGAAAGATAACACAGACGAATCTTTTTTTACTGAAGCACCTATGGACAAATCATTTGCAAAGGAATGGGAAAGAAATTGCAAAGTTTTACTAACTCATCTTGTACACGAGGCAAAATCAGCTAAAGGTGCAGACAGATCAGTATTTAAGAAAATGTTACAAAACCTACAAACTGTAAAAGGTTATCCTGCATTGATGGGTAAGATGCTTGGATCTAATTAAATAAGTTTATAAATTAAAAAAGATCCGGTATATGTTTTATATATCGGATTTTTTTGTTATATTATATATAAATAAAATTTAACATAAAATATACAAATGCAAAAACACAAAAACAGTTATCAAAAAAAGGAATTTGTAAAAAAGCCTTTTAGAAAGAAAGCAGGTAGACACGACTTTTACGTAGAAGGAAATCCCGATGCAGTTAAGGTTCCAGATTCAAGTACATATACATTGGAGAGAGCTCTTAAGTATCTAAAGCGCCAGCTTAAAGATTCAGACAAGCTTGGAAAGTATAGAGCAAAAAAGGAATACATTAAACCTAGCCAGGTAAAAAGAATACAGAAAGAAGACGCTGAAAGAAATAACCAATATCAATTAAGAATGGAGAGAAGACACGAAAAGGGATACGTTTGGGTCGCCATTGAGGATGGTAAAGCTAGATAGGATACATATATAAAATATTTTAATAAAGAAGAGCTTTTTTTAGGCTCTTTTTTAGTTTTTCGGGTTTTGCATATATATTTATATAAGAAAAATTAGGTGTATACAAAAAGTGTTATCTCTATATAATACAATACACATACTATAACCCACCCTATTAAGGTTCATAATAACCTTATTTCCAGAACAAAAAATTAAAGGAGAATGATAATGTCAAAGAAAAAAGACTTATTAAAAGAGGCTATTGCCGACGCTAAAGCTGTTCGTTCAACAGCAATTGCAAATGCAAAATTGGCTCTTGAAGAAGCATTTACTCCCAAATTACAATCTATGCTATCTAACAAGATTGCCGAAGAAATGGATGACGAATTAGAAGACGAAGACGAAATGGACATGGACACTACCTCAAACGAGGAAGAAGATATGGATATTGATGTCACTGAATCTGAGGAAGACGAAATGGTTGCTGAGACTGAAGAAGACGAAATGTCTACTGATGAAACTTACGACGAAACTGAGGAATTAGACGAGACAGAAGACATGGACGAAGACGAATTGGAATTAGAAGAAATCATTAAAGAACTTGAAGAAGAAGAAGAAGTTGAAGAAACTTACGAATCTGAAGAAGAAAAAGTTGAAGAAAATGAAGAAGCTAGTGACGATGAAGCCGTAAATGAAGAAGATGGTGATGAGGAAGAAATGGATCTTGAAGAGATTATTTCTGCATTAAGAGAAGAAGACGATGTTGAAGAAACTGAAGACAAAGTTGAAGAAAATGAAGAAGAATTAGAAGAAGCTTACAAAGTTATTAGATTTTTAAAATCTAAAATTAACGAAGTAAACTTGTTGAATTCTAAACTACTTTTCTCTAACAAACTATTCAGAGGAAACAGCTTGTCAGAATCACAAAAGATGAAAGTTATCGAAACGTTCGATAGAGCAAATTCTGTAAGAGAAGTTAAATTAGTATATACTACATTAGCTGAATCAATCACGAACTATGTTCCAAAGAAAAAAGTTAACGAAAGCTTTGCATCAAAAACAATCGGTTCTACAAAACCATCGAAAGGTGTTATTGTTGAATCAAACCAATTTGCAACAAGAATGCAAAAATTGGCAGGATTAAAATAATTTTAAAAAAATAGGAGACTTAAAAAATGTCACAAATCAATGATTTATTACAAGATTCTCAAGCGTCATTTAACGCACAGAGAAACGAAACAAAAAATCTTGTAACTAAATGGGAAAAGACTGGTCTATTAGAAGGAGTAAATGAGGAGTATAACAAACACAATACTGCTATCCTTTTAGAAAACCAAGCTAAACAACTTATTTCAGAATCTAACGCTATCGATACTGGTAACGCTAGAGAAAACTGGAATGGAGTTGCATTACCATTAGTTAGAAGAATCTTCGCTGAAATTTCTGCAAAGGAATTTGTCAGTGTACAGCCAATGAACTTACCATCAGGTCTAGTTTTCTGGTTAGATTTTAAATACGGAACACAAAAAGGACGCCATGAAGATGGTAATTCTTTATACGGTGGTTCTGGTAAAACAGCACCAAACTTAAACGATGGTTTATATGGTAACTGGGATACAGATATGGGCGGTAGAGCTGCAGGTTACTCTTTGTCTAAGCAAGGTGTATTATTACTTGCAGGTGAATCAACAGGATCTGTATTGTTAGCTGCTTTAGCAAACGATGCATTAACAGACGCTGACTATGATTTAGCATCTGCTTTCTACATGGTATCATCTTCTGCTGGTACTGTAATGGCTGCTGGTAACGGTGGTGATGAAGGTATCGGTGCTGTATTTACATGTTCATCATTTGTACCTGCTACTAAAGCTGCAACTTTCCACAAGCTAGGTGCTTATGGATCTGGTGCTTCTGCTGCTGCAACAGGAATAGATGCTCAATACAAATTGTATTACTACAAGAATACTGTAGATGCATTAAAAAGAGGTGATTTTGAAGATACTGCTCAACCAGAAATCGTTTCATCTACTTTAACAGATGATTTAGAAATTCCAGAAATCGATGTTCAATTAACTCAAGAAGCTTTAGTTGCTAAGACTAGAAAATTAAAAGTTAAATGGTCACCGGAATTTGCACAAGATCTAAATGCTTACCATTCAATTGACGCTGAAGCTGAATTAACTTCAATGTTATCTGAATACATTTCAATGGAAATCGATTTAGAGATCCTTTCAATGCTTAATGCTGCTGCTGCATTCTCAACTACGTTTGTTGCTGCTGCTCCAACTGCAGGTGAAACTTTTGGCGATGCATTCGCACAATTAGGTATCTCAATGCAAATGATGTCGAACACTATCCACCAATCAACGATGAGAGGAGGAGCTAACTTTGCTGTATGTTCTCCTTCAATCGCGACTTACTTAGAGTCAATTGCTGGATATGCTGCTAATACAACTGGTGAAGCTGCAAGCTTTGCAATGGGTGTAACAGCTATCGGTTCTTTATCTAACAGATTCACGATTTACAAGAATCCATATTGGACAGGAAATACTATATTAACTGGATTTAGAGGAACTCAATTCCTTGAAACTGGTGCTGTATTTGCTCCATACATTCCGTTAATCATGACTCCACTTGTTTACGATCCAACAAACTTTACTCCGCGTAAAGGTGTGATGACAAGATATGCTAAGAAAGTTGTAAGAAAAGACTTCTATGGTAAAGTTGTTGTAGGTGATGAAGCTTGGACATCTAAATTCGGTTCAGTAACTGGTTCTTTCGCTAGCTAATAACTAACTAAGAAGTAGATTATATTTATTTAAGGACCCCTCTTCGGAGGGGTCTTTTTTTGTATAGTGATATTTATAGTAAATACAATGGAGGTTAATAAATGTCGAAGCAGAATATAGAAAAATCCGTACCGAAAGGAAACATAAAATTTTCAATAACACTTTCTGAAGAACAGAAATCAGCGAAGCAGGCAATGCTACATCACCCTTATAATTTTATTGTAGGGAAAGCCGGTAGTGGAAAGACACTACTAGCATGTCAGGTAGCACTTGATATGTTTTTCAAAAGAATGATAAATAAAATTATCATAACAAGACCAACTGTATCTACAGAAGACAATGGTTTTCTACCTGGATCAGAAAAAGAAAAGATGGAACCTTGGTTGGTACCTATAAGATCTAATATGAGAAAAATCTACAACAAGCCTGAGATTTTAGACAAAATGGAAAAGGACGAATCTATAGAGCTCGTTTCATTGGCCCATTTTAGAGGTAGAACATTTGAAAATAGCGTAGTAATTATAGATGAGTTTCAAAACTTAACTAGATCACAATTTAGAATGGCATTGGGTAGATTAGGTAAGGGTTCAACAATGATATTTTGTGGAGATAATCAACAGATTGACTTAAAAGACAAAAACTATTCTGCA